GTAGTTGATGCTCTGGCATCACTCGGTGATTCTCAGGATCAGTTGCAGACTATCGTAATGCACTCCGTTACAAAGGCAACTCTCTGGAAGCAGCGTCTATTGAGCACGTTTGTCGATCCAGCTACCAGCCTTCAATACGATTCATTTCTAGGAATGCCAATTGTTGTTGACGATTCAATGCCTAACGATGGAAGCGTTTACACAACTCTAATTGTTGGTGCTGGTGCATTCACTTACGGTCTAGGTTCTCCAACTGTTCCAACAGAAGTTGAGCGTGATGGTTCAGCCGGTAACGGCGGTGGCCAGAGCATTCTGCACAGCCGTACAGAGATTGCAACTCATGTTGCAGGAATGGCATTCACTGGCCAGCCTAACCCAACCAATGCATGGGCGCGAGTGTTTGAATCTCGCAAGCAGATTCCTTTCGTTCGATTGGTAACGAAAGAAGCATAAAAAGGTGTGTGAGGGTGTCGGGATTTCGGTCCCGGCATCATCTTATTTGCAGTAAATAAAAACACAGAGGAACACACTAATGACAGAAGAAAATCAAAAAATCCTAGACGCTCTCATGGCTCTAGATATCACCAATGATGAACATTGGACAAATTCAGGCTTGCCAGCTATCGCAGCTGTTGAGCAGATTGCAGGCATCGACACAACTCGCCGTGTGATCAATGAGCTGGCACCAGATTTCGAGCGTGACAATACCGCTATGCCAGAACAGAAAAATGAACCTGCTGTAGAGGCTGAGGTTTCCGTTAAACCTGTTGTAGCAGAGGAACAGAAAGTAGAAGCACTGGTAAACAAGAATGTTCCTACCGTAGCCACTGAAAACACCGTTCAGGCTGTTCAGTCATACCAGATGAACTCACTAGCAGCGCGTGTTAGAGCCAAGGCCAGAGAACAGGCAGCGACTAAGCAGGCTGAGTAATGACGATTATCGTTGAAGATGGAAGCAATGTATCAGAGGCCAACAGTTACAACACCGTAGCTGAGTTTTCTCTGTTTCTATCATCACGCAATCTAGAAGTTACAGAAGGTACTGAGGAATCGTTACTGATCCTAGCCAATGATGTTTTAGAGCAACAGAGCTACAAGGGCAACAAGACAACTACTGGGCAAACTCTAGCATTTCCACGTACACGCATAGCTGACACAGAAGGCAATGAGTACAGTGATGATGCTATACCGCTAGCAGTGAAACAGGCTCAGTTATGGCTTGCTTACTACCTAGACAGTAACAGTCTGAGTGATCCGATATCACCAGAGATCAGTCAGAAAACCACTGACGTATTGACGACTAAATTTGCAGTCAATCCAAACGGTCAGTACAAACAAAACACGATACATCAGCTACCCAATGTCATCAATGTATTGAGGCATCTTTTAAGGCGTGGATCAGTAACTCAGCAGCGTGCTATCCGTGCCTAATAGTCAATACGCACAGGATCAGCTAGACGCTAAAAGAGACATTGAGGATGCAGGCCGTAAGGTTTTGCTAATCACTCCTGCTGACGTAGATGCTGTGGCCACAGCCACAGGTGTTCCCGTATTCGCTCAAAACCGTTTCAAATCATCCTATGTGCAAGCAGCAGTTGCCAATGTGCCAGAGGATACGGAACAGGAAATCTGGATATTACAAACCAAATTTGAGTCAGAGGAAATTGACGGTTCAAACGTGCGCGTTACTGATCTACGGTTTCTAGTACCGGGTGATGTTGACCTATCCAGTCAGATGACGATTCAGGACGGTTCTAACACCTATCAGATCATCAACATCATGCCGGTACAGCCCGGTGATCTAGTCATTCTCTACAAAGTGCAGTGTCGATAATGGCTGATCTAAACGCCATACTCGATGAATTTGAAGATGATCTGTTGTCAGTCACAAGGCTGTCTTGTGCGTTTATAACAGCCTCTGTAGTCGATGAAACGCCTGTATTGCGTGGATCACTACAAGCCAGCTGGAATCCATCACTAGACGGTCCTGAAACGCGAAACGTTAACGTAGATCAGGGTGATAGATATCGTCCTGATTATTCGCGAGTTATCAATAAAATAGAAATTGGCGATTCTTATCATCTATCCAATGGTCAAGCATACGCACCACTAGTTGAGTACACAGACCATAGCGCCAAAGGCAGTCACATGATGGAGCAGGCACTAGCCCGGTGGCAGGAATTTGTCGATGATGCTGTGAGAGATACGCGCTGATGGAAACAGAGTTTCGGATAGCTGCCTATACCAGCATTCAATCATTCGCTAACACACATGATCTGCCAGTAGTGTGGCCTCAGACGTTCGCTGATACCGGTGACGGCTCTACTGATGATGGTGAGTTTATCCCTCAGCTAGTGGAAAACGTAGATGCCTTTTTACGGCCAAAGATTACTAGTGTTGTGCCTCAGCAGCGTGGAATTAAAAACGGTTGGAGTCAGTACGTTTTCATCATGCAAATAGGTATCTGCGTTAAACAGGGACTTGGTGATCTAGTCGCCACAGACATATTCGATTTAATTCGCTCAGAGTGGTCAATAAAGAGCGAGTTTGAAACAGAAAACCATAAATACATTCAACTGATTAATTTTGGATTGCGCGCACCAGTGAGAACTGGAACTTGGATTAATAATCCAGCAATCACACGTTATCAGACAATTAGCTAATTATTAACTTAACACTATCTATATAGAGGAATATCAAAATGGCATTATCACAAGGAACAGCGAGCTTAGGCTCATATCTATCATTCAGTTCTGTACTACCTAGCGATCAAGAAGCAGCTTCATACGCGGCGTTGACTTACGTTGAATCCAATGAAGAAACCTCATTAGGTGACTTCGGTGGGCAATCAGAAGTCCTAACGTATAACACCATCCGCAACGGCATTACGAATAAGAGGATTGGTTCTACCGATTCTGGTCAGATGGCTGCTGAATTCGCGTTTGTATCAGACAATGCAGGCCAACAACTTCTACAAGCTGCTGCTAAATCAAAGCAGGCTATCGCAGTCCGGGAAACACTATCGTCGGGTGATGTTTTTTACTACACCGCATATGTTTCCAGCGCAGTGGTAAGCGTAGGCGATAGTTCTGCCATTACTATGTTCAAGGCCAATTTCGAGATCACTTCTGAAATTGTAGAAGGCTAAAACCAGCCTTAATAAATAGAAAGAGCGGCTAGTGATCCTAGTCGCTCGTTTTATCTCACACACACACAAAGGACTCACACAATGTTTAATTTAGACCAGCTAGCAGCAACCGACACAACTGAAATCGAGATTGTAAACGCACAGACTGAGGAGCCGCTAGGCATCACAGTCAGCTGTTTCACACCAGATTCCAGCAAATGGGTCAATGCTGAAAAGAAATATGCAAAGGCTCAGACAAAACAACGTCTGATCTTAGGTAAGAAGGGTGAAGGAAATAGTATCGAGCTTGATTCAGAAATTGCTGAAACTCGAAAGAAAGTGATTCTAGATTGCATCACTGGTATTGAGGGAATCGATGATTTTGAATTTAGTAAGGCCAACGTTAATAAGATGTTGAACGATCAGCGTTATAACTGGTTTTATCAGCAGATTGATGAAGGTCTACAGGATCGGGACTATAGTTTTTTAGATCAGTCAGAGAAACCTGCTGCACCTACGTCGAAGTAATAGCGTGGGCTAACGCGAAAGAAGATAGGACGTTTTACGAATTACCGGAAACGACAGAGTATGAGGATTTTATTATTAACACTATCGCTAAAAAAATCGGATTTATTAGCGGTGGCAATCCTCTAACATTCCTAGAAATCGAAAGCTGGTTACGTCTGACTGGAATACAACTCGATAATTTCGAGACTCATTTGATCCATGAGATGAGTTCTACTTTCTTTTATGCATCTCAAAAATACGCTCAGAAAGAACACGAAAACGATCCACCACCAATAGCTACAGACTTGTTCTATGAGGAAGAAGCCAGACGGTATGCTGAAAATCGTAAAGCAGCAATCCTAGCTCGAAACAACAAAACGTCAGAGGTCATTGACTAATGGCGACGATGGCAGAGCTAGGGTTTCGAGTTGATACATCAGGTATCGAGAAAGGCCGTAGTGAGATCAAGAAACTTAGAACGGCATACGGTGATTCTGCATCGTCTGCTGAACGTGCGACTAAAGCAAACAAAAACTTTGGTGGTGCATTGTCGTTTATCAAGACAGCAGCCGTTATAGCGGGTGTCTCGAAACTCGCTCAAGAATCAGCTAAGTACAACACCGCACTAAAAGAAGTATCAACGCTTGTAGACACCAACAAAGTGTCGATGTCAGAGATGACTGCTGCCATTGAAGATCAGGCAAAACAGTACGGGTCATCTTCTACAGAGTCTGCAAAGGCTTTTTATCAGGCTATTTCAGCCGGTGCTGGCACTGTTGCAGAAGCCACAGAGGTAATGAATGCAGCCAATAGGCTCGCCATCGCTGGTAACACAGACGTTCTAACTTCTGTTGACGGTCTGACCAGTGCAGTCAATGCCTACGGTGAAAGTAGTGAGGGTTTCGCTGCTACCAGTGATGCGATTTTTACAGCCGTTAAATTCGGTAAAACCACAGTTGATGAGATGGCTAGCAGTGTCGGTAAATTGGCACCATTAGCCAACAGTGCTGGCGTGTCGTTTGATGAGATGGCAGCAGCAACCGCATCACTAACGGCAGCAGGTCTATCCACATCAGAGGCTATGACAGCTCAGAAGGCGATGCTAACCAGTGTTATCAAACCTACCAAAGAAGCATCAGACGTAGCAGCGCAACTAGGAATCGATTTCAGTACCACAGCCATTGAGTCACAAGGTCTAGCGGGATGGTTGCAGACCGTAATGGAGAAATCAGGTGGCAACGTTGACACACTAGGTCAGTTATTTGGGTCTGTTGAAGGACTCAACGCTGTACTGGCTCTGGGTGGTGAGAGTGCAGGTCATTTCAGTGAAACACTGGAAGCGATGGCCAACAAAACAGGCGCTACAGATGCCGCGTTTGAAAAAATGGCATCAGGGCCAGCTTTCCAGTTTGACAAGCTGATGTCAAATATAACAGTCACGATGCTGTCATTCGGTAACGATGCACTAACTCTAGTTACACCGATGTTGGTATGGCTTAATGAGCTGATCGAAAACGGTACATCAGCGTTTGGACGATTTGAACCGTTTGTGTTGAGTGTCGGTGAAGGTCTAGGACTGTTGGCAGATGTGGCCAGCAGAGCATGGACCGCACTAACCGATATGTTTGAGGCTATTAAACCCGATGAGGCCAGCCAACTCGGTCAAGCATTTCGAGATATCTACAACTGGATAGAACCGTCAGTACCGATCATCACAGCCATCGTTGCAGGACTCGCAGGTATCGGTGCCACAGTTGGTGTAATTACTATCATTGGTGGAGCTATTGCAACAGTTACAGCTGCTGTTGGAGCATTGAGCGCAGCTCTATTACTCAACCCAATCACGTTGACTATCGCAGCCATTGGTGCAGCTGCCTATGTCATCTATGACAACTGGGATTGGATTACGCAATGGTGGTCCGATCTATGGGCAAGTTTTGGGACCACACCAGAAGCAGTATGGGAAGCCATTAAATTAGTTTTCTACACTGTTCCTGCTGAGATCATAAAAACACTGATTCAGTTCGGTGCAGATGTATTCAAATTCTGGTCAGATATCTGGTCAACGTTTCAGGATTCACCCTCAGAAGCATGGGCAAAGATAGAACAAACATTTATTGAGCTGCCAATAAAAATACTAGCCAAACTGGTTCAATTCGGTCAGGACGCGGTAGCGACAGTAAAAGAGGCTATGTCAGGCATTCCCGATGCTATCGAGGATGCTTTGATAGGTGGTCCCAAGGCGATGTATGACGCTGGTGTGGATACCGTTTCTGGTTTCGCTAACGGTGTAGCTGATAAGGCTGGTGATGCAGTGGATGCAGTTAAAGGTATGGCTTCTAGTGCCGTGGGTGGTTTAACGGGACTTCTGCGTATCCAATCGCCATCACGGTTGATGTATGAGCTAGGTGAGTACACCGTTGAGGGATTTGTAAACGCGATAAAAGACGGTGAAAAGGAAGCTCTAAAGTCTGGCGCTGATTTCGCATCATCAGTAGGTGATGGTATTGAGAGTCAGGCACTGGTGGTGGTGGAGGCCGTTGAGGGACTATCAAAAAAGGCAGTAGATGCACTCGATGACATCAATGAAGCACAAAAAGTCAGAGAAATAGCACTGAACGATGGTGCAGATGCAGTCAATCGCTATCAGCTACAACAGCAGGGATTAACTGACGAAATCATTGACGGTGTAATAGCTAATGAGAAATATCTAGCACAACAGGAGCTAGTCACCAAACAGGTAGAGAGTGCTACAAAAGCTGTAGCTGATGCTCAGAATGATTTTGATTTATACACACTCGCACTCACAGAGGGTGGTGATGCTGCTGAATATGCTCGATTGAAGCAACAAGGGTTCACCGATGAGTTAGCGGCTGAAAAGATAGCAATCGATAACGCCAATAAAAACCTAGAAGATCGAATAGCACTACTACAGAGCTACGGTATAGAAGCTGAGTATGCGACCGATCAAACGCGCTCATTTATCGTAGCGTTTGGTAACGGTTTAGAGGGTGTTGAGTTCGGTGGACTCGATAGCGGTGGAATTGCCAGTTCTATCGGTTTCGCTATCGCTGATGGCATCATTGCTTATCAGACCAGTGGGCAAGTTGCACAACAGGCTAGTGAGGCTCAGAGCACAGCTGATGCTCAGGCACAGGCTGAGAGTGCAGAACAGAGTGGAGCGACTAGTACCGCTACAGTTGGTGGCACAACACCAGAAGGTACTGACCTAGGAAAATATCAGGCAGCATCAAACGCAGTGGATGCCATCGTATCGCCTGAGACTATCGAGAAATGGGGTGGCAACTCTGAAAAGGCTGAACAATGGGGTGAAGGTGGTGAGGTAGTCGGTGCCATCATCGGGGCATGGTTCGGTGGATCAGCTGGTGCTGCATTAGGAGCTAGTATCGGTAAATGGCTCGGAGAGCTAATCGGCGGCGCATTTGGTAGTGGCTGGGAAGCCTTCCAGAGCGGTTATGAAATCACGCTCGATGGCCTAGAGACCAATGTCAGGGATGTTCTCACAGAGAAGAAACAAAAGAGCTGGTACAGAGGCACAGAAAAGCGCGACATATACACCGCATCTGATGCCAGCACCATCGCAACCATCAACAATGCGTGGGGAGAAATTACCGATGCGATCAATACCCAATTTAGTCTACTAGGCGTTTCTGGTGTCAGTCAAATCATTGAGAATTTCGCTCAAGAAGCGACAAAAGTAACCGCGAAAGCAGATGAGGATTTAGCTGAGATTCTGACTGAGTTTTTTCAAGAAACAGCCGGTCGGCTAGCGTCTGATGTAGTTGCGTTTGATGCTGCAACTTTTGACGTAACACCATTACAACAAATGCTAGAGCTACAGATCGGTGATCTAGCAGCGGCAACCGGTGAAGAAATTCTAGAGGGTGTTGGTGAGATATTCACAGCGGTTGTGGTTATAGGCGATGCGTTTGACATGATGGGTGTTAATTTCGGATCAGTCGTTAATGAGTTTGCCTATTCATTTGATCAAGCATCAGGAACGCTCAGTGTGGTTGGCCACAGCATGAGTGAAGCAGAGGAAAATATGATCCTGTTAAACGCTGCTTTCGGTGGTGCTGAAACCTCAATGACTGCTATGCAAGCGATTCTAGAAGAACTCGCACCATCCTATGTACAGCAGGCCGTCACGATCACTACGCTAGAAACTCAGATGTATGCGTTTGACCAAACGTTAAAAGATCAGGGATTGTCGGTCATTCGTTCTACAGACCAGCTGTATCAATATATTCAGGTACAGGATGCATCTACAGAGGCAGGACGACAAAATATTGTTACCGCGACAGAGATGATTGAAACAGTCGTTGCGATGGATGATGCATTAGCGGCAAACAAAGAAACGCTAGATGCAGTAACAGCATCTACCGTAGCACTAGGTTTAGAGTTTGATGCGGGTGGTGTTGGTGCTCAGACGTTTGCAAACATGTTGGTTGAGTTATCCGGTGGTATGGATGCGTTTCAAACTAACGTCAGTAGTTACTATGAGAATTTTTACAGTGATGAGGAACAACGGTTAATCGCGCTAGCAGCAGCAGGTGCCGAAGTTCAGGCATTTAACGACAGTATCGGGAAAACAGGTGATGCCACAATTGACACCATCGCAGAGCACAGAGCACACGTTGAAAGCCTACAGTTATTAGCAAATGCCGGTGATGAGGCAGCCGCTGCTGAGCTTGCACGCGCACTAGCAGTCAGTGAATCTATGGCTGCAATAGCGGCGAATGAACAAACATTAGCAGAGCTGAGAGAGTCACTACCGGCTGAGATGATCTCACGATGGCAGGGATTCTATGATCTGGCGATTGCTGAATCAGATGAAATGTTCAATACAAGCAACCAGTTCGCTGATGAAGCGGAAGCACTAGCAGCAAGCCTAGCGATAACAAACGGTCAGGTAGTTGATGTTGACCGTGTGGTAGAGCTGTTGAACGGAACACTGGATCAGAACAGTAATGCATGGACAGAACTAGATGCTGCTGTCAGAGCGTCAACAGCTGAGGTGACTAATTCTTACGCTGCTATGGATGCGGAACAAACACGCGCAGCACTGAATACTGTCAACACATGGAATCAGGCTGGTCAATCTATTCAACAAATCGCAGAACAGATCAGGAATTTCTCAGCCAGTGCTGCGAATGATGCTAGAAATGCAGCACAACAGAGTGTAGCCGCTACCACTGCTGCTAAGACTATTAACAACACACCTAGTATCACTATCGATGGTTCATTTAGTAAGGGTCTTGATTACGTTCCTAGAGATGGATTTATAGCAGAGCTACACAAGGGGGAACGTGTGTTAACCGCTGAGGAAAACAGAAACTACGGAAAGACTGCTGTTTTCAGTTCTAACAACTCAGCTGCCAATGATGAGCTACTACAGGACATTCGAGATGAGATGGTTAAATCACGTCAAGCCAATGAAAACCTATTGATGGAAAACAACAGTCTGCAACGTGCTATCGCATCCAACAGCTATCAAACTAATGCAACGTTAGAGAAAACCAACAGAAATAACGAGCGTGTAGCCCGTAAGCAGGCTAGCTGATGAGCAAGATATTTGTTCCTAACGCTAATGGGATCATTTACATGGATGCTCAAGACGCTGATAGATATGACGGTTCTCTAGTTCGCTGGGATTTAGGCTCAGGGAATACATTGATACCGACTGGTGACACATGGAATCGATCAGCAGCAGCCAAACTGATTTTCAATTTTGATCCCGTTTCTACACGCACGTATTCACTGTTTTTACTGTTCAAGGGTTCAGGTGGTGGAACACGTTTCTGGATTGATCTAAACCATCAACAGCAGAGCACACCGAACAACTACGGCACTGGCGGTGATCCGTACATCAACGATTCTATGCAATGGATCGGCGACAATTCACAGGCTCTACAGGTGGTGGCAGGTATCAACCAAATCTGTATTCAGTCAATAGATGATTCGATGGAGTTGTGGCGTATTGCGATGGTGCCGACAGGTCAGACCACTATCACTAACGGGATGACCGGTTACGGTGAATCTCAACAGTTCGCTGATGCTCAGGCACAGGCTGTAGAGGACACAGAATCCTATGCCGCATGGTTAGAGGATGATTCACGCAATCCACACCGTGTGTTGCTGCTAGAGATGAATTTCGGCGACGGCGATGGGGTTGTACGGTTCGGCTCGCAAGCATGGTTGTCTGACAAAAACCTACCGTATGACGATGGCATTCTGAGCGATCCCTACATAGAAGAAACCATAGACGGCACACGATCAGTCGGTGATGTTGAGGTGATCGTAGAAGAACCAGAAATAAATCTTGCACAACAGGTATTCAGAGGCCAACAGTCTCGATGGCTTTATGGGGATACCTCATGGAATACAAACCAATTTAAGACACTATCAACCAGCATCATCGAGCAATGCAAGATGACGGGATACAACCGATTTCAGTTTGATCTGTTGCCACCTTCTGATGTGTTTTTTACAACGTTCTATGAGGGTGATGATGCGAACTATAGCGGGACGTTTGCTGGTGCCATTAACTACATCAAAAACCTGTTTACTAGTTGCCCACCAATTCGATACCTGAATGTTATTCCTGATGATACGTATGTGGTTTTCACACTCACCGAAAACCTGGAGTTTGCCACCATCCTGCAACAGCTCTGCAACTCTATCGGTGCTGTTTATCGGATATCAAACGCTGACGGAGTGTTAGAGATCATCAGACCAGATGACACACAAAACCCTGTTCTAGAGTTCAACAACCACAACATCATTGACAACAGCCTACAGGTTCAATCGATCACACCCGCGTATCAGTTTATAGAAGTCATCTACGGGTTAGAACCAGAGGACGGTGATAGACCATCAATCACACAGGAAACAGGTGCGAATACTGGAACGTTTGAAGAAACATTCACTATTGATACAGTGCTAGAAAACAGTGCTGATGCGACTCCCATCGTTAATAAATACTCCAATGCCTATGCAGAACAACAGATTTTGTATTCGTTTGAGGCTGATGGTGTCAATGTTGATTTCGCAGCTGTTGGAGATAAATGCATCATCAACCATTTTCAGGTGTCAGGTATAGGAGTAATTCAAACGGTCAGACGTACATTTCTAGGCGCTCCGACCATCGTTGAGGTTCTAATCTAATGGCATTATCTGACAATTTACTGTTTTCTGAAACAAATCTAATAGCTGATGCCACAGTTACTAGCGATACGCTAGCAGTTACACCACTAACATGGATGCAGAACAGTAAACGCGCTCGAATGACAAAATGGGTCAATCCTGATGCACCTATCAGGATCATCTATGATTTTGAAACCGTTTCAAACATGACGTATTTCAGCATCATGGGTCACTCTATCCCTGATGGTGCAACTGTAGAAATAGAGTTATTTAATGCGAATGGACAAACGATTTACAACTCAGGCGCATTGTCAGTAGATAGTCTGATACCTGCTGGTATCTATAGTGCTGGTCAGGATGCATGGAATGAGTCAGAGCAGGACATTTTCAACAATGTATTTCTACACACCTTTGACAAGGTTTTGGATGTAGCGAGTGCATGGTTAACTATCGATCATGGCTATGAAACAGTAGAAGAACAAACGACTGACACAACGACTACAACGACCACTACAACTACAGAGTCAGATGGCATCTTTCAACAGAATGCTGGCGGTGTTGTCTCGATTCGAGCTGACTCGATGTTGATGACCTCAGCAGCCTCTGACACATGGAATAAACAGTCAAATCCAAAGTCTGGCGATGGTCTGGGTGATGTTATGTACAAGACGGGTAGTGAGTTTTACTCAACACCCAGAGTAGGACCACGATTAACCAGTGAATTTAAAGCCTCTAGGAGCGGCGCACATGATGTGTGGATACGAATTTACTCTGACGATGGTAATAGTATCTACACAACGTTTGACGGAAACACAAAACGCTCAATTTTCGATGCGACAGAGCTGCGTAACGGCGAGTGGCATTGGTATCACGTCAGTACAGTCAATCTGGTAGAAAACGCTACACATGAGATTGAGATCAGTGCGCGTGATCATTTTATGTTTTTCGGAAAAGTTGTCATCATTCCTAGCAATAGCGCGGCTCCTAACGGTGCGAGTTTCGTGGAGAGTGATCAGGGAACGATTACGACCACTACCAACACCACCACAGGTGAGGTGACAACATCAACACCTATCGTCAATACACTGGCGCTACGTACAGTGATGCTAGGTGATGTGTGGCAACCGCTAGAGAATTTTGAGCACGGTACACCGATCAGTTTTTTGACAGAGGCTCAGAACTACACCGTTAGCTCTGGTTACACCATCACCGGGAAACCACAGCAACAGGTACGCAGGATGGAGCTGAATCTAGCGGTGATGGAAGCTAGTGACCGCATGAAGATGGTCGAATTTGAGATTGCTCAAAACGGTAAGGCGTTTGTGTTTAGCGCCTATCCAAACGGTACAGAGTGGGAACAACAGAAACACACGTTTTTAGCCAAATTTGAAAGCAGGAACGCCTATTCACATGATCATTGGGGTATTCATTCAACAAGCCTCATTTTAACTGAGGTTTAATAAATACTCCTATGACAGATGAAAACATAGAATTTCCCATTTTAGATTTTACAGAAGATCGTTTAGTAGACGGTGATACTCGGGCACTCGTTACAAAGATCAATAATCAACAGCTGAAACTAGAAACATGGTCTGTGGGTGCTAATGCACTGCGACAAATTCAATATGACACCACATCGTTACCGTTAAGTGGTGGAACCATGATTGGGAAAATCTACGGGCCTCAAACTGACCTAACTGATCCAGCTAATACAGTAGTGACAAAATCATTGGTTGATTATCACGCCTATAGATCAGTAACGACTACGCAGGCTCAAACCATTTGGGGTGTTAAAACATTTAACTCAGATATCGTATTTAATGGGCTGGTGACAATTAATGACGCCTTGATAAAATCGGCGCAGGAACTAGATGTAGGAAGTTCTATAGTTGTATTAAATTCTGATGAAACCGGCTCACCTACAGTAGATGCCGGTATAGAAATTGAGCGCGGAACACATCAAAACGCTCGATTAGTTTGGGATGAGGGTACAGATCGGTGGCAGGCTGGACCAGTCAACGATTTAAAGAATATTGCAGTCGAGGGCGATTACGTAAACATCACCACCGCACAGACCGTTACTGGTGCGAAAACATTCACCAGTAACACAACATTTAACGGTTTGTCTGCTAATAACATATTCGCGGCGGATAACAGTTTTGTATTTTTATCGTCAGCGCTCAAGAAGCGGTTATTGCTAGTCAAGCTACAAATCTACTATTGCGGTGGGAGAATCAGTCTGGTGGTGCTGATACAAACGTTCAATTATTTGATGATTATGTCAATGTCAACAAAGAGGTTAGGAGTAGTGTATTAACTACTGATGCTGACTCTGGATTCGCGTTAACAACAAAATCATATGTTAATGGACTTGATGATCAAAATGTTAAGATAACTGGCAATCAAGATGTAAATGGTATTAAAACGTTTAAGGATAATATTACTATTCACAATGATACACCCGTTCTATTCCTGCGAAAGAACGCAGAAACACAACAAACTGCAATTCGTTTTCTAGATGAATCAAATACTATAACGGGTGATATTTATGTTGAACCGAGTCCATCTCGAAATCTTGTCCTACGTAAACGGACTGGTACAACATTACATTCAGTATTATCGTTAGGAGATGATGTAGTTCGTATCTCTGGTTCAGTGCAATCTAGAAGCACAGTAGCTGGTGACGTTGGTACGACATTAACAACTAAAGATTATGTGGATTCAGTGGCTGCGGGTGGTTCAGGCTCAGGATCATTCGTGGATACATCCAGTAATCAGACTATTGGAGGTCAGAAAACGTTTACATCAGAAACAGTCGTTCAAAACCCATTCTTACGAGTTAAAGACCAGTCGCCTTGGTTGAGCGTTATTGGTACAACACCCGGTCATGTCGGCAACCAGCATCTGCAATTCAAAAGCACCGATTCAAACGGTGATGACAATCTATCCGCGTTGATCTTTCAAGAAGGCGCTAGTAATAGTTTTAGAATCAGAAAATATAACCGTGAGAATGGCACAGGTATCCAAACAGAGCTAATATTTTATAACTCGTTTATACAGTCTCAAGACCCTATTCGTTTGAACGCGACACCAGAGGATCGGGATGATGCAGTTCTACGGAGAATAGATGCTGATAATCGTTATGCACTGGCAGGCAGTACAGGTAGTGGTGGATTGTCTCAGGATGTACACGGAACCGTTAATCTTCCAGCAAAGAGTAGTACACAGGGATCAGCAATTAGATTGTATGAAAGTACTGGTGGTGGCGATGATTACGTGGAGTTAGGTGCGCATGACAACATGACCGATCATTACCGGCTGCAATTTCCTCGGTTGAAACCAACTGCTAATGATCAGGCGCTAGTTGTCGAATCGATAAATGCCGGTGTAATAACACTGAAATGGGCATAAGGTGGCTAATACTGGTGGCGATGGAACGCACAAAAAACTATCTGACAGACTCTTTCTATTCAGCGATGACGATGTTAAAAAGTTAGAGAAACTTGCTGAGTCTCAACCAGAAATTCAGAAAATGATGGCTGATAAAAAAGCCACTGCATTAGTGATGGCGCGAATCGCAAAAGTTGCAGGCTGGTTAGGCATTATCGTCACAGTAGTCACGCTGAGTGATGAGATAAAAGCGATTCTCATACGTTTTTTTGGCGGTGGTGCGTGATGGCATCGATTAAGAAAGTGCTCAACAGGGCCAACATTATTGCATTGTGGGTTTTTATTCCTCTCTGTCTCGCATTGATATCAGTTTACGTGTACGAGAAAACGCAAACAGTCAGTGACTACGTAAAATACTATTACGTATTACCGACCAAATATAATTTCAATGAAGGTGATGTTATTCAGTATTACTCAATAAACGAGAGTCATAAAGAAACACCTTATATTAAGTGGGAAGAAACTACACGCTGCAATACAAACGGGCAGGGTTTTGGTCATCATGCTTCGACTAGTTCAGAAGCGTATGATTTTTTTCTGGATCGGAAAATATCTGGTAGCATTAAAGCACTAGCGAAAACTCTGACGGATGCAAATGATGATTATATTTACGACGAGACTACACGCGGGCTTGACCAGAACATCGAGGCTCAACTACGCACCTATGCTCGTAAAAACCAACTCATTGCGCCTTGGACGTTAGATATTGTTCCCAATCCTATCGCTGGAAGTGTTTGTCTAACTCGCCATACGGTCAATGTCACTACGCCAATTCTAGGTCTTGTATTGAAAGAATCGTTTACGTCAGCGCCATTCACCTATGGTGTTCAGGAGCTTGTTACACGTAGCAGTGATGCTCAGTAAAAAACGTTTGGCAACAATTGCAGAGGTCATTGATCTGTACAAAGTCACCAGACGTTCAGCCCTCATATTCTTCGGATTTATTCTCTATTCAGTGGTTCAGTGGTTCTTCACGATTGATCAACCAACGCTAGAACACACCATTTTTGTTAGTACCGTAGTAGGCATATTTCCAGCGGTCCTCGCGTTCTATACAGCTAAGGGCGTCGATTGGGCAAAGTTTCACCAGACAAACAATCAGAACACCAACAGGAATCAATCTCAGGGATACCGGCAGAGCCATCGATATGATGATGATGATCAATCAATGTGGCCTAACAGGAATGATGATGATTTCTATGATTTGGGTTGACTCTGATGAGTGTTGAAACCATAGAAGGGTTTCTATTATTACTCTATTTTTCCAGTGTTTTTGTAGTGGTTGGAATAAGGCTGTATTTGTTGATAGTCGAGCTGAAATCCAAACAGGAATGACTATGGTTTTGTCAGCCACTAAATAACTGTATGACCGACACTCACACACTCAAAAATAGAGCTGTAGATTTAGACACTCTTAAAGGTTTCAAAATAGACGGTAAACCAGCTTCTGACGAACAGATTGTGGCATTACTGGGTGAGATAGAATACAAAGGTAGACTCGGTGTTGTTAAACGTCGGAAAATCGAAAACGTAAAGATCAGGCGAAAGAAATACAGGCCGGTAAGAACTGATGCGATCACTGCTCAGGCTGAGGACTCAGAGCCTGTAGAGGTAGTAGAGCAGGTAGAGCAGGATATTGAGTTGCCTGTAGAACCAGTTGTAGAAACCTTAACGATAGCTGAACAGGAACAGCCAGAGCCTGTAGAGGCAGAACCCATTGTGCAGGTAGTAGAGGCTGAGCCTGAATCTACTATGGTAGTAACTCACGACATCAGAGAACGTCTGTTAGATGCTCTCGCATTGGCCAAAGCCTACGTAAAAGACTACCGGCATAGGATGGCAGATTGGATATCGCCAGAGGATGCACAGAATCGTTCAGACGCAATCACTACACGGTGTAAAGTAGGGCGTAAACGAATTACACACGCTGATTGGATAGCGCAACCACTGGCTCAGAAATTTCTAGATAACTTTGAATTGCTGGACGAATATGTGTGCTCTAAAACTAAGCTCATGTATAGATGCCGAGCATGTGGCGTGGTTAGAAAGTCCACACCGTATACTCTGATCAGACGGTCTGGATGTAGCGGCTATTGTAAACGACCAACCTCATACTAATAGTCACCATAAATAACTCTCAGATAGGCAGATGCTTGTCTGTCAAAATACGAGAGTAAATTATGAGTAAAAAAAATAAATTCAGTTTAGATGAACTTAAACAAGCATTTGGTGAGCGAGATAGGAAAAAAACCAATAAAAAAGGTGAAAACGGAAACTGGCTGAGATTTTGGGATTTGTCAGTAGGTGGATCAGTCACCATAAGGCTGTTGCCAGACAAAAACGACGATAATCCGTTTGGTTTCACCGTCAAAGACACTCGCCACACGGTGAAAATAGGCGACCAATTTCACTCAGTAGCCTGTGAGAAACACATGAGAGGCCAGCCATGTGCTCTCTGTGATCTATCAGCACAGCTCTACAAAGAAGGCCGGGACGGTGACGGTAGGGAAATTTACAAAACAGATAAAATGCTAGTACAAGCCATTGTGATCGATTCTGACCTGCGTTTTGACGATGGTTCTGATGCGGTCGGTGAGCTGAAATTTCTCAGTCTTTCAAAATCAATTTTTGGCATTATCCAAAATGGCTTTGAGGATTTAGAGGCAGCACCATTTGATGTTGACGATGGGTGTAATTTCACTATCAAAAAAACTAAAAACGGTGAATACAACTCTTACACCACTAGTGGTTATGCCCGCAAGGAGAGTGCATTGACTGATGAGCAGATTGAGCTGTTTGAAGAACAAGCTGTAGACCTATCTACGCTGTTGCCGAAACCTGCTGATCCTGATGAGGTTGAACAGCTAGCAGCTGACTATCTAGCGAGCATCAGCTGATGGTGGTTCTTGAGTTTCTGATCGGGTTAGTACAACTAGGAGTGCTAGGAATACTGCTATTGGTGGCTCTAGTGGTCCTATTCTCGATGCTCTACAACGTTGCAACGTTTGTGCAACGGATGAGGGCAGAGGGTTTGAGTGCTGCTGAGTTAGCGCGAAAGATGAAAGATGAATACAACATGGGGAAAAAAGACTAAATAAAGGTGTAGTTCTTATTGTTATTATTCATGTAAACTTTGGTTTGGTTGTAAAAAACCCGGTGTCGGAAGTTCACCGGGTTTTTTGTTACATGTTTTCATCTGGCGAGCATGTTGGCCATCATGTGAAAATCATCGTCAGACATTTGTTTGATCATATCGATACGTTTTTGAACGTCATCAACGGTTTTTTGAGCATCCTGTAGCTCTACTTTCAGACTGGCCATCACCATCTGTCTATCAAGCTGTTTGAGTTTGGTTGGTTCCGGGTCTGGATCAGCAATCACAATCTCATCTATGTTGATCGATGTAGTGTCTGAGGGTGCTGGTTCTGGTTCCTTCTTAGCGGGCTGGTTGCCTGTTTTACGCTGTAGGGTGGGGTAGCTGATGTGGTAACGCTTACAGAGCGCGGTACGCTCTTTGACGGTCATCTGTGAGGCGATATCCCATAGCTCTATCAGCTGATCCTCGGTGTACGTGTGTTTGATGCTACGTCCTGTAGTGCCTTTAGGCTTCTGAGGCTTGAAACTTGGTGTTGTGGTAGTCATAGCTCTAGTGTCTATTTCAGTGGTTCAGAAACGACAAAAGCCACCGGGGGGTGGCTGGTGTCCTGTTAGGTTTTGAATGGCTCTAAGCTGCACTCAGGCTGCTAGCTTCAAACTCATCAGCGTAGCGTTTGGGTATGCGCGAACCGGTCTGGCCAGAGCTATCACGGAAATAGTTCATCATTGTCCCGTCTAGCACGTAGGACCAGTAACGCTCATCTGCATCCATGACCAGTGCAACGTGATAAGTCTCGCTAGGATCAGCCTCTGTGTGCGCGATCAGCTCAGTCAGAGTATCGAAACGATTAACGTCAACGATTTCCTCAGTCTCAGGATTGATCTGTTCAGCGGCCCAGTAGTAGGTGGTGTTAGTCATAGTGGTTATCGTCCTGTTTGATAGTCTATCGGCGTAGTGTATCAAAAATTTAAACATTAAAAAAAAAGGCCGGTGAATCATCAACCGGCCCTTGTTTTTTAATTAGTCCTCATCCTCATCCTCATCCTCATCCTCATCGAGATCAGGGCAGAGGTGAGGAAAGAATTCCCTGATATCTATCGAGGATTTCAGCATTTCTTCTACCTCTGACTCAGAGAGCCAACAGAGCAGGATGCCGATGAGTCTGTCCTTGTCTACTGTGCCTTCTTCTACTGCGTCCAGAACCAGATTGCGTGCTGAGTTTTGATCGATCATTTTTTTGTATTTCCTTATCAAGTTGCGATGGGGAAATACTAGGTTTTTGAAAGATTAAAAACCGTGTTTCATTTATCGTTTAGGAATGTTTAAACATTTATTTGAGTGATCAACATCACAAAATGTCAGAATCTACATCTTCTGTGATCAGCCGGTGTACACCGTCACGGTCTAGATGGTTGTTTTTGGAGCAATTCTCTGACTCTGAGATGACTTGCAGATTCCACGGTACGTGCAGGCCGGTGCATTCATCGTTGGTTATTGGCCAAATATGATCGACGTGATATTTGATTCCTGTTTGTTTGGTTAATCTTTGAGCTTCTTTATAGAAGGCTTCTATTTCCTTTTTCATCTGAGCGCGGATATCTTTGTATTTTTCTCGCTGTTCTTTCGATTCAGTTTTTTTGTAGGGTGGAGCTACATATAGAGGCGTGGCTTTGGCTTTTTGCGCTCTACACTTGGCTCCTTTAGCGTTATTTTTTGCGGGATTATCTCTACGCCATCGCTTATCATATTCCTTCTTACGTTTGGAATTGGCTTCATACCATTGCTTATCATATTCCTTCTGACGTTCAGCATTATCTTTACGATATTGCTTCTTATATTCCTTATAACGTCCGGGATTCGCTTCATAAAATCGCTTATTATATTTTTTCTTACATTCAATGCAATCTGATTTACTAACCCTTCTTTCACTAACATGCCCATGCTTACAAGGCTTACCAGTGAAATAACGTTTTAATCCCTGTTCTTTAGCCTCTGCTCTGGATATGATTGGCTGATCAACGTCAGCGATATAAATAGATTTACTCATAGGATTTACCTCCGTGGAATATGAGTCATAGACTCGGATCATTGTCGTGATTGCGAGTCTTTTTTTATTATTTAGGTTAAAAACTCAATTCAAATCTAGAAATATCATTATTTGTCTATTTCTGTCAACCAGTTAATTATATCTGGGTCAGTCAATTCGATTTCATCCACACAATAAGGGTGTACCCAATCTGTTTTTGTACCTTTTGATTTATTCAGTGATCCGTCTAGTAATTGGAGGTTGGTGTGACAGTGAATTCCACCGGCCTCTATTCCTGCATCCAGTGGAGTCACATGGTCAACTTGTAAATCACAGCCGTAAAGCTCGTTCAGGAATCGGGCGCGTTTGTAGAAATCGTTGATTTTGGCGTGATCTGCATCGGGTGGTGTAGCGGCACGTTTAGCTGCTCTACGTCTAGCTACCATTGCAGTGAGTTTGTGAGGGTTAGCGGCTCGCCATTTGATGCCGGTGAGCCTTTCCTGCTCTTTTCTAGCCTGATAGCGTGCCTTTCTGCGTTCACGTTCGCGCTCCTTGTTTCGTTGATAGTAGTCACGGTAACGCGCGCGCTCTAACTCCAAATTTCTATCCCTGTACTCACGTTTGCGCTGGTTGTGCTGTTCTCGTTTGTCATCCACATTGGTTGGTGTTTTATTACTCGGCATTCTGTATTTATCAGTGAATTTCAGTTCTTTGACTGATGTTGAATGACGCCACTTGTAAATACTCAAATAATGTATTTCTTTACAGTATCATCAGGTGGTAGTATAATAAGGCATGGAAACAACAATAAAAAACAAAACACAATGGTTCGATAAACGTCTGAAAATCTGGTACGTCTATGATCACAACAGGATCATCGAGCGTGTTCACTATTCTGGTGAACCTGTATCTGGTATTTCAATAACCAATGACAGACCTGATCAGAAATACACAGTGACGGGTAAACGTAAACTTACGCACTACCTAGCCAACAAAGACATTTTGGCAGAGTTCTATAAATCCCGTGAACAGGATCGAATGACTAAAAAATTCGCGTTGATGATGGAGCTGTTGGTATATCGCGTTACTCAGATGCCAAATTTCAAAGACTATTCATACAACGATGATTTTCGCTCGGAATCGATGCTTGTCATCGTGAGTCACTGGCGGAATTTCGATCCCGACAAAGGTACGGGTGATCCGAACCCGTTTGCGTATTTCACTCAGTGTGTAAAAAATGCGTCGATAGGAGTTATCAATAGAGAAAAGAAGCAGCAGTTAGTACGTGACAAATTGCTGTTGAGTTCGGGTCAGAATGCAAGTCATAGCGCAATGTCAAATACAGAGCTGTTCGGTTGATTTATGGCTTATTCGTTGATCTAACGTCGATAGCACCAGAGCACGATCAGGCGTTTCTTGATGCGCTATGTGAGCTGGCCAATTACGACGTGTCACAGCTGCTCTCACTGGGCGGTGACTGTTGTTTCTATGTGGGTAGGACTACTGACCTAGATAGACGCTACAAACAGCACCAGAGGGCTAAGGGTGGTGAGAGTAAGTACCAGCTGATACGGCTGCTAGATGAGCTGGCGATTAGTTGGTATATCGATGAATTAGATGATGTGTGTGAGTACACTGCACAGGCGCGTTTGGAGCGTCTAGGTCATCCGATTGTCAATGACAAAACCGGTGATCTCAACAGAGATGAGATGGAGCGAATATCGGCTGAGAATCAGAGGGTATATGAACAGCAACGGTCTGTGATGGCCGAGTCAAATGCTAAACGGCGGGCTAGAACTCGGCATTTACTGGATAGAATTAATTAATATATCGTGTGACTTAATTCACAGAATCTCGCCAGTTAATCATTTAATGCTGGATTAAATATTATATCGCTGTTATATTGGGCATTAATTCTGATTAATGGCGAATTAACAACGTAGTTTCAGTGTTCGCAGTGAACTAATAACCTGATATAAAACAACGGTTTAGTGAGTATTGCGGGTCATTCTCACTCAAAAAGGTGAGTACGCTGGTGTTTCTCCAATAAATAGAATTACAGGCAACAACGGAGAAACGAATATGCCAGAGAAAATAACGTACACACGCAGCGATGCATCAATTGAACAACGACGCCGATATTCAAAACGGAAAGCGGCAGCAGTCAGGTATATCTATCACGCACTGAAAGAGGGTGATAGAGATTTATTTGACGTGTATATGGCTGAATTTAACGCCACTCAAGATGAGCCATTTGAGGTGAAGTCGTGAACGCTGAACAAAAAGCGACACTCGCCAAAATCACAGCGTATGAGGAATTAACAGGCCGTGAATTGGCGTTTGCTAGGCGTCTAGTGGATCGTAACGCATTACTCGATATGGTCAGTAATTTTGTAGACGCTAGAACCGCTGAGTTTCTAGAGGATCAGGAAGAAGCTAGTGAGGTAGAGCAGTAACAGTAGTTGTAGTGCCACCAAATCATCCGGTCTGGTGTATCAATAATAGGAATTAGCCTATGGATTGAATGAAGGCGTTCAGCGTCTAGGAGTAGTGAACATGAGTAAGAAAATAGGAACAATTGATGGTCAGTTAGTGTATTCAGACAGAGAGCCGGTTAATATTGATAAATTTGCATTCAATGTCAAACTGGAAAAGATGCCTGATCACGTTCTCGATGAAATATTTGAGGAACATGGTAATCAGATGCAGCGAGCGGCTGATTGCATGAAAGAATTGGATATAGAAAAGGATAGTGATGAGTACGATTATTATTTAAAAATATATAATCGATGTGAGGGCAGATTGAAGGCAATCCTCAGAGAAATTAAAAAAAGACGCGCTTACTTACAGCATCAATTTGATAATCATGGTGACGGGAATGAACGGTCTGCGATGATCAGTAGTATTGACGGTTATCGAATGCTCGTTAAAAACCCGAAATATCAAACGTGTTCAACCAAGGAAATAGAGGCGATACTCATTGCGTGCGGTGGGATAAAATCGTGAGTGATATTAATTACACAATACTGGTCCCAGAGAAAGGACGCGACACGACGAGTGAAAATAGGATTGCGAACCCGTTTCGATTAACAAGTACGTTTGATGAATTATATGAATTAATTGAGGATAATGTTGCAGAGATTGAGCAGAAGGAGCAAGCGTATTTCATCATACCTGCTGAGTTTTATGGTGAGGATGAAACCGATGATTTAGTCGATGGGTATGTCAGGCGATGCGCTAACAACGTTAAGGCCGTAACCATCCTTTCATTAGATGTTGATGGTGGAATGGAAGTGGCGGAAGTCGAGGAAATGTTTAGCGACTATCGCTACATCATTTACACAACGTTCGGGCATATGATGGACGGAGAGACACAGAAATTTCGTGTCTTATTTGAGGTGGAGCAGGCGGTTAACGTCGCACAGTGGAAAGAAAGACGGAAAGATATTGTTCGGTGGTTGTCAGATGATGGAAACTCGGCTATTGATACGTCGTGTCTTGATCTATCTCGTGGTTTTTATTTGCCATCGTGGAACGCTAATAATAGAGATCATTTTATTCTGGGATTCAATGAGGGTAAAAAGGTTGACCTATTATCGTTTGCAATAGAGGAGCAGCGGGAATATGTACCGTCTGATTTTAGTGAAATGACGGATACAGACCGTGCTCAGATATTAGAGGAGCTAGAGGGCGCTGTTATCGGGTCTTACAAAGACTGGTGGCAGATGGTGCAGGCCATGAAAGGTGCCGGATTCTCGCTGTCAGAGGTCATTCAGGTTAGTGCTGGTAATCCTAATCATTGTTCTACCACAACTGGCATTAAGGATCAGGAGCTGTGTGAGTCCTCTTATCAGGGTTTCTCAGACTCTGTTGATGGTGCGATGGGTAAGTTAGTCTCGATCATCAGACGGTCTGGAAATGCGGATTTTAGACGGAAGGGTGTTGGACTCAAAAACCGCAAAGATTCACTAGAAGAACAATTGAGGGTACTGAAACGTAAAAAATTAAAAAGACTAGTAGAGAAGGGGGAAATACAATGAGTGGTGTAAGGGAAGATGTGGTTTTAGATGCTGGTGTCATAGATACTCTGACTGATGCAGAGGTGGATAAAATGCTGGCTAAGGTCGAAGGCCAAGTTAAAAAAATAGATCGTCAACAAGACGCTCAAGATGAGTATGACCGCTTGTATAGCTACTGGTTTGAGCGTTTGAAGAATGAGGAGTTTGTGTTTGTAGCGACTGAAAACAGATACTACGAATACAAGACTAACGGTGATAGATGGGTGACGTACAGTGTTGAGGCATTGCGTACCAAATTACGTCTACTAAATGCCAACCAATTACAGGCGTTTTTTGACGCCATGATTGCCCATGATCGTATGAAGGACACCGGGTTATTCACTCACCGAGAAGTAGAACCTTTTGAGTTGAATATGCTCCGTACAGATCACTGGTTGATACCAGAGCCACTAACTGGTGATGAGCAGATACCTGAAATATTTGACGTGTTGTTGTCTGCATTAGGAGGTGAGGACGAATCAAAGAAGGAACACATTGAACAGGTCATATGGTGGAAATACCTACACCCAGAAGATTACGAAATTCCCTGTCTTGTATTTTCTGGTAAGGGTGCCGTAGGTAAAAACACATTCGTTAACACCATTTGTAAGACAATATTTGGTCGCAATCAGGCTGAGGTGCTGAGTGAGAAATTCATGCTCGGTGATTTCAACGGTTCCATGAAAGGTAAAACCATTATCCTCATCGATGAGATGAAGGCTAAAGAGAAAACGGCTGATGCGCTTAAAGAGATTGTAGGTAATGAGTTCATTCGTGTGAACAACAAAGGTGGAGCGCAAGAAACGATTGATAATACCGCACTGTATATGATTGCAACCAACAACAGGAGTGGTGGAGTTATCACAGAAGGGCACGCTGCTGATCGTAGATGGTCAATTATCCGTGTAGGTAAGTCGTCCTATGAGATCATCATGGATCGATTTGGTATGTCATTTGAGCAAGCTGAGAAGTGGTACATCGCGGAGAAGTGGAAGCTATCTGATCCTACGTATATCAGCGGGTGGTTGTTCTATCTGATGGAAAAATATACTGGGATGAAGAATCGACCAGCTGCCTATCATGGTGATGATTATGAACGATTGAAGAAGCTCAATATATCGCCCATTGAGGCCACTATGCAGTGGGTGTTTGTCGATGGTGGTGATGGTATTGGTGTGCCGGAATACATGCTGAGTAAAAGCCTGTATGACATCTATCGTCGGATCATCAAAGATGATTTTGACAACTATCGCGCTCTGTCAAAGCCTAAGTTTTTAGAGGAGGCATTGCAGTGGTTTGAGGAGCATATGCCAGAGTATGAGAGAAGACAGAAGATCAATTTCAAGCGTGGTAATAGTCGGACAAATGCGGATGGTTTTTGTAGGCGTGACCTTGTAGGAACACAAGAGGACAACACTAATATTTGGAAGACGATAGTGTTTTGAGGTGAGGAGGAATTGATCAAATAGTGAGGAGGTTTAGAAAAAAGTCAGGAATTTGTATTTCTGACTTTTTTGGTTTTTGGGGTTGAGGAAGAATCGCCTCCTCAATATCAAAATCTTCCTCAATTTTTCCTCAGCTGAGAGCCAGTGTTTATGCGGGTGGTAGCGGATTGAGGAGACTGAGGAGTTATTTTTTTATATTAAAAATAAAATAAGGAAATAGAGAATATATAGCTAGATAGTGGCCGCTGGCGCGGGTAACGAAAAATACCTCCTCAGTCTCCTCACCTCCTCAATCGATAGTTTTGGATAATTCATCCCATATCTCGTCCCGAGTTCGGGCTACATAGTCGCCTAACTTAATAAGGCTACCAAACGCGCGTGACTCTGCTATTGGCGGACACGAATCTCCTAAAATTCTTTTGAAGGTGTCTTTTTTAAATTTATCCATTCGAGGGTCGAAACATATCTCGTCAATAAAGTTTGGGGGCGGTTTTGAGAAAATATATTTGTCTAGTTCTCCGGGTTCGGCTCGGTCGTAGAGACTTAGCATCGGGTCTTTGGATGCCCGCAGCTCCTCAATTGTTACTGAGTTTCTGACGCCAGCAACTAGAATCGCTCTAACTTCGTTTTCATGTTGATATGCGTCGTCCTTTAGATATCTGGAGTTTGATTTGATAACTGGTTTTTGCCAGAATTCTGCCCAATCCTTATTCCATCCGTCACGTCGGTTATAGTAATTTGGATCGTTGGCAAAAGCTTCTTTAAGGCGTTTGATGAAATTGAGATAACGGTTGTGAATTTGGGTTTTAAGCTCGTCAAAATCCACGTATTCAAGTCTATCAGTCATACTCAAATGAATGACTGGATTACGTGATCCCGGTGGATTGCTGTCTAGAAGTGGATCATATTCCTTGGCTACCAGCTCAGCAGCAGCGCGTAGTTTTCCTAGCGTTGATTTGATTCTTATGCACTCAGAATTTGGGGAATAAAGCGACCACATTGCGATGCTTTCGGGTTTGAGGGTCCAGCAGGATACGTAGTCGTTGTGCCTTGTGATTTCTAGTTCGCGTGCAAGGCCGTCCTCGGTGGTCTGCCTGTTGCGAGAGACAATGTGGTCTTGTTCTTGTAGAACAACGCCCAGTGCTTCATTTTCGTCCTTGAATGTATCTTGTAGCGCCCATCTATATTTCTGCTCAATGATCAGCCCGTATAGCTCAAAAAAAGAAACGATTCGATACAGAGGCGTTTGAGGGTCCAGTTTTTCTGTCATGTGCCGGTGCAATTCTAATTTGTGGTGCTTGGTGACAGAATACACACTCTGTTTACGTAGAGGTCTGTTCCTTTTGCTCTCGCATATATTCAAGGTACGGGACTCTAATCCATGCTGGACTACGCTTGTTCCATACGTTAATAATCTGATCCATGCGATCACCAAAACCGAGTTGTTTTAATTCCTCAATACTCTCATCGGTGTATTGAAAACGTTTGATCCTTACTCTACCTGTGTACGCAAATGCTGGCGCTACTTCTATGTCAGTGACTGTTTTCCGTAATACATGCCATCGCTCACTAATGGTCCATCTAACCAATGATGAAGCCGCTAGCCCTGTCACTTCCATTAAATCCTGTAGTGCTAGATAGAGGCGTGCAGGTTGCGAAATATTGGAATGAGGAAACTCAGTTTTCGGTGGTAGCCAATCTACAACGTACACGCTCAGATTCTCTAAATTCGCAGTCTTCACATATCTTTCTGACTTTGGCACCTTTGTCGTATCAAACGCATCAACGCTCTTGATCTGGTGTCATAGGCGAGTGCAGGCGTGTGTGTGGTCCTGTCCTAACCTATTTATTTCAGGTCGTGAATAAAATCCAACTCAATTTTTTTCTCTGTTCAGCTGAGGTTCAGCTTTTACTGTCCCTTACATACCCCGATCATCAACTGTCACCCTTAAAACACCATTTCCAAAATCTAAAATATCGAAACCTCAAAAATCATAATTCACAATTTGTCAATCGTCAAAATCCACAAATCGAGAAATTGAAAATCTGGAAATCTCGAATTCTGAAAATATAAAAACTAACTAATTGAATTCATTGATATTATAAGGAGTATTTGATACAATTCAAATTATGGAAATATGGTTATTGACTTTTTCAAAAAACCATAAATCCATTTTAATAGTTGCAAGGGTAGTTGCAGTCTGACAGTTGCAAAATACAAATCCTTGAAAATCAAGAAGTTACAAGTGCTTTTTTAGTATCCGATAATAGGACATGAATTGTAAGGCATCAAAAACACTTTCAATCACGTCTATCTGGCTGATTTTACTCATAGTTTTAATTTTGACGCTGGTATGGCAGTTGAGTCGTGAAGCGAAAGATCAATGACTTAGCTTCATTTTAACCCGCAATAGTTGCAAAAACAGTTGCAGTCCAGCGGAATTTTTGACCCAACGAAACCAGCCGCCGCCTATATAGCCAGCCAAAATCCCCCAGAAAATTTTCGATTTTTGCCAATTATTTAACATTACCCTAATCATTTAACAATTACTAAAAATTAAAACCATTTCACACAATTAAAAATATCACCAACATTATCAAACTTTAATTAAACATCGAATAATTCACAAAATCACCACTGCAACTGTCATTGCAAACATTAAAGCTGGATTTTAATGTTTTTAACTGTTACCCTTGTTATCAAGTTTAATAATTAATTTTAATAATCGAGAAAACAACTGAGAACAAAGACAATGAAGAAAACCAAAACACGATCAAAAATCCTGCAACACGAACAGGAACCAGACCTCAAACCGTTCCTAAGAGGTGAGCGTTACTACGTATCGTTCTACATCAATGGCCAACAGTTCCAGAGGTCAACCGGTGAAACGGATTACGACAATGCAGTCAAGGCAGCCGACCGCATTTATAAGGCAGAGCTAGAGAAACGCACCACTGAACTCTCAGGCCGTCAAATCACGCTAGAGGATGCCTGCACAGAGTTCCTAGCGCATCTGAGGGTAAAGCAGCCAGACGGAACTTATAAGGGCGTCAGTGAGGGCACATGGCAAATGCATCGGACTATGACTAGACGGATGTGTGGATGGAAAACAGCCAATGGTAATACTCAACAGAGGACCACGGTTCCGGCTCTGATGCCACCAGACCAGTTTTTACACCATCTGACTCAAGATCATGTGGATGCGTTTGTAGACACTTTAGAAGCTGCCTACAGCCCTGATGCCTTCAAAATCCATTTCTACCGCGTTAAAACGTTCCTGAAGTGGTGCCGATCTACCAACAGGCGTTCAAGCAAAAAAGCGTTTGCGTGTCCTGTTATCGATATGAGTGAGGACTACTACAAGGAAGATAATCAGAGCATTTTTAGACCACCTGCTAAACGCGACCGTGTGTTCACAGACTCACAAGTGGATGAGATGCTGGCCATCGCAAAAGAATCCAAAAATCCATCAAACCACACCATGATCACGCTGTTGGCTGATGTGAGTATCAGACACAATGAAGCTGCCAGACTTGAATGGACGCATGTGGAGTGGGCAAAAAATCGCGTATGGGTAGAGAGGCAGAAAAACAGCCCATCATCACATGTGGAGCTGACAAACAGGCTCAGAGCAGCGTTAGAGAATCAGTATCAGGTAACAGGAACAGGTAAATACGTATTCCCGTCTGAAACCTCTAAAACTGGTCATCGATCAACCAAAAACCTCAACTGGTTCAACACGATCATGCGAAAACTCAGTGATCAGCCGAACTCACCAGAAAATGTAGAGAAATACGGCTCAAGATTGGTTGTTCATAGTTTTAGGCACACCATAGGCTCGATTGCAGCTGAACACCTAGAGATTCAGGAGATTCAGAAAGTCACTGGACATAAGACGCTCAAAATGAGCCAGCACTACGCACAGTTACGAACCGATAATGCCACTAAAAACATGGCAAAAATTCGCAATGAGATGGAAGCTGAGAAACAAAAACAAAGAGCCAAACAAATGCAACTCGATACAGATGCTGCCAATGATCAAACACAGCCGATAGAGGAAGCCAGCACTGGCTAAAACGATCAGAAGTCACAGCCATAGTCAGTAAATAAGGGTCCAATCATCGGACCCTTTTTTTATGCAAAGAATTCATACACTCATCTACTTCAAATCACCATCCTGCAAGCCCTGTGAACGCACATCAGACGTTCTAGACACTTACAGCCTCTCTCAGCTAGAGGCCAGAGTGATACTAAACCGTTTAGATGGATGTGGAAACCTAGTCCTAGATGATCTGATCAATCTTTAAAATTAATTCCTGATTATCTCAAAAATTAATTCAGTGTTATTACTAAAATAATATTAAACATTGATTAATGTGATCTGGTTACGGTATTATTAGATAATAATAGATAATATACATTCATCAAAGCAATAACGCCGAGATAATAACAACAATAAGAGAGAATTAATTATGAGCAATGAACAAATAGACAATGTAATAGATATTTTTAACAACATGAGTAATGAGGAATTAGCATTATTCATGGAGATGGCATCAGCTCGAACAAATATCTATGTGGGTAAAATAGGTAAACACTGTATATCGTCAAAAATCGAGTCTGCACACACAAACGGTATAGAGGTTCAAGTAAATCTCGAATTGACTGATCTTGATTGCATGACAGAAGATGACTTTTTTATGGAAGGTCTTAAAAAAGCTATGACATCTGAATGAAATTGAGCCAGCCTATCAAAAGTTTTTTGATGGGTTTGAAATAATAAAAATAATAGAGGAGTAGGGGATAATGGCAGCGAGATTAACCGAAGAACAGGTTCATACGAAAATCAAAATAAAACACGGCGATAAGCTAGTGATGACTAGCCCATATAAAAACTCAAAAGAACCCACCAGTTTCGAATGCAATATTTGCACACACCAATGGGGATTGAGAAAGAACACAACGACAAACTACGAATGACTGGTGGATATGAGAGCGCCTGTAAACCCGCCGATTTCGAATGTAATGTTTGTGGACATGAATGGGCAACAATTCCGTTTGATGTATTTCGTGGTAAAGGTTGTTCTAAATGTGCATTTAAAAAACAATCTGAATTACGAAGAACAAAAGAAGAAGATGTTCATATTCGGATTGAGAAAGAAGGATTGAGAAAGAACACAACGACAAACTACGAATGACTGGTGGATATGAAGCAGTTGGTCAACCCGCTAATTTCAAATGCAATGTATGTAGTCATGAATGGACAACAACTACGTATAGTGTATTACGTGGTACTGGTTGCTCTAAATGTGCGGATAAAGCTAAAAACAAAAATCAAGATTCTCTAACACAATATTTCAAAGATCATCTCTTAGGTGTTGAGTTACTATCAAACCACCACCCAGAGTTTCTAAAAACAAAACAAAACCCAAAAGGTTTAGAACTCGATTTTTATTGGCCTGATTTACAAATAGCGTTAGAGCTTGATGGCGCTCAACATTATGAACCTGTAGATTATTGGGGTGGTCAGGAAACCTTTGAAAGAGTGCAAGCTAACGACAGAAGAAAGAATCAACTCTGTAAAAAAAATGGTGTTCATTTAATTCGCGTTGATGGTAGGAAATTCTATCATCGACTAATAGAAGAAAAACGCGCAGAAATGTTCAATGAAATGCTGACTGAGATTGTCCACGTAGCTCATTCGCGTGGATTGATCGGTACAACGCTCTGAGAGTCGATTTAAGCTATTCAAACCGTTTACAGCCATAACACCACCAACCAACCATAAATACCCTTGTAAACTCACACACAAGGTTGTTTATGCCCGCTAAAAAGAAAATACCAGTCCCTAAGCCTACGGTAAACGTAGTGGTCCCAATGGCACCTGAAGTTCAGGAGGTGGCCGATATCATTGCGGACCTGTTACCGCACGAGCTGTTACTCCGAACCTCTCGCGGTCAACCCACAACTGAAACGTTCAGACAAGTCAAACGCGATGAGGATGGCGTTGAGTATCTACTCTGGACTACCGAGCTTTCATATCCCAGCGTCAAAGAAAAGAATGCAGCTCAGAGAGAGGCTAGTCAGTATTTCGCGAGTAAGCTCAGTAATAAACAGGTAATAAGCGAAAATAAAGAAATACCGACCAACGTTATGCAGATTCCGGTTTTCGATAATCTCGATGATTGGGAAGCTCAAGCTATTAAGAGTCAAACTGAATCACTTGTGGTGATTTCAGATTGACAACAGAGCAGCCGAATAAACCAAAACACGTAATTTGGAAACCAACACCGGGGGCACAGCAGCTCGCTGTATCGTGTACCGCCGATAGAATACTTCTGAGTGGTGGGCGAGGGAGTGGCAAAAGTGAAGCTCAGTTATTTCATTTTCGTAAATTAGTCGGCATTGGTTATGGTCCCTATCTACGTGGAGTCATCTGTAACCGATCTTATAAATCCCTACAGAACCTCATAGAGCGTTCTAAATTCTGGTTCAATCAGTTTGACGATGGCGCGATATTTCTAGAATCAAGCTCACAACTACGCTGGAAATTTCCTAGCGGGGAGCAGCTAGCATTCAGGGTGCTTAACGACGAAAACGATTATTGGGGTATGCACGGCCATGAAATCCCTTGGCAGGGATTCGATGAAGTCACTCGATATGAAAATTTAGATTTGATAGACAAGATGGGATCACTATGTAGATGTTCATTTGTACCAGAGTTGCATTCTCCGAAAGATGAAAATGGTAAGCCACTACTACCACCAATGCCACTACAACAGGTTCTAACAACAAATCCATCAGGTGTTGGTTTTAACGCAGTTAAAAAACGATTTATAGAGCCTGCTAGATTTGGTGAGCTTGTAAAAATAGATACAGAGGTATTTAATCCACGTACTAAAAAGACTGAAATAATAACAAAGACGCAAGTTGCCCTGCATAGTTCATATAAAGACAATCCATTTCTATCACCAGAATATATTGCAGATCTCGAAAATATTGAAGACCCAAATTTGAAAAAGGCGTGGCTATCGGGAAGTTGGGAGGCTGTTAGTGGTGAATTACTCTCAGACTGTTGGAAGCCTGAGCATAATATTATTAAAAACTTCACTCCACCACCGGGTTATAAACTTTTTAGATGTTTTGATTGGGGGTCCAGTAGTCCAGCCTGTGCAGCGGTATTTGCAGAATCTGATGGTAGTCCGATCCGTTTCAATGATGATTCAATCATGCATACGGTCAAAGGCGACTTGATATATCTGGCAGAAAATTACATGTGGTCAGGCCAACCCAATAAAGGTTTGAAGCTTCTACCAAGTCAAATCGCTATGTCAATCATTAGACATGAAGTGTCTTTAGGCGAGGGAATCCATGAACGTATAAAACCGGGTTTCGCAGATTCGACCATATTTTATGACGGGACTACGGGTAGTTCTGTAGCGATGGATATGGCACAGACTGAATGTGTTATCGCTGGTAGACGTTACGGTGGCCCACAGTATATTCCCGCTGATAAACGACCGGGTTCACGCCTAGCGGGATTATTAAAGATAAGAACAGCATTGGTGCAAGCATGGCCTAATGAAGATGGTTCAGCACGTACAAAACCCGGACTGTTTGTTACAGAGGTATGCCAAGACGGTTTTATACGCACAGTTCCAACACTTGCGCGTGATCCGAAAAACCCGGACGACTGTTCAAAATTAGCTGAGGACCACTGCTATGACACCCTACGCTATTGTCTCAATGGCATGGGCGGTCGTTTTGAAAACAAACAGCGCGTAACAATGGGTCACTACTAAAGATTTCATCATTCCATCTAGCCATCTCAATAAATACAGGGATACGGCTAACGGAAATGATGAATGATCAAGAACACACACCCGGACTATGACTTAAATATAGAACATTGGAATGAATGTTTAGATGCGTTTGAAGGTCCACGAGCCATCAAAGAAAAAACCACCAGTTATCTCTCACCATCACGCGGTATGCGCATGGATGGCTTTGGCGTTGATGCCAAAAGTGAAGGCGCTCAAGCTTACAAAGCGTATGTAGAACGTGCTTACTATCCGTCAAATTACGCAGATACCGTTAAAAAAATATTGGGCGTGATGCATCGCCAACCCGCTGTGTTCAATCTACCGGACAGTATGAAATCACTCATCACTGATGCCACAGGTTCAGGTGAATCTCTACAGGAATTTCTACGCAGGATCAATAAAAAACAACTCTGCACAGGCAGAGCATCGATTCTAGGTGATATCCAGCCTATCGAATCAGGCTCTAACAGAATGAGGCCAACAGTCGCACTGTATAGCGAGAAAGCTACGCGACAATGGTATGTGTATAACCAGAAAACACTATTTGTCATTCTCGATGAGAGTGGTCCACAGATGAACGATCAATACAAGTATGTACAGGTCAAACAGTATCGAGTGATCCGTTTAATAGAGGATGAGTCAGGAAAAATAACCTACGCAACCGCTGTTACTCGTGATGAATCAGCCAACATCGATGAACTCAACTACATCACCCCAAATGTCAGCGGCAAAACACTCGAAACACTACCGTTCTCATTCGTTAATGCAGACAACACAAACGCCTCAATTCAGGAACCGCCATTGCTAGGACTCAAAGACAGCTGCATTGCCATCTATCGAGCATCAGCAGACCTCAACAGTGCATTGTTCCTACAAGGTCAAGAAACCCTTGTCATAAGCGGAAACAACACGTTCAATCAAGATGATGATGAGCACGTCAGAACAGGAACGGGAGCTGTCATCAACCTACCGATGGGCGCTAAAGCCGAGTATATAGGCGTTAACTCTCAGGGACTACCAGAGATGCGGTTAAATCTTCAGAACGCCTATGACAGAGCACAACAGCAGAGTAGCCAGCTATCCGTACAGAGTGCAAGTAATCGTGACAGTGCAGAAGCTCTAAGCATTAGAGGCAGCAACATGAGTGCTCATTACACAGCCATTGCGTTAGCTGGTGCAGAGGCTCTAGAACAAACGCTTAAAGCTATGGCACCTTGGTTCAACGCTAACCCTGATGAAATCACCGTAAAACCCAATCTTGATTTCGCGCAACCAACCATTGATCCTGATTCATTTGTTGATTTGATAGCTGCTAAAAACGCTGGTCTGAAAATTTCAGAAGAATCGATCCATGATCTGATGCATACCTATGGATTGACAAAGAACACCTTTGAGCAGGAACAGATACTGTTGGCCTCAGAGGAAAGTCTGACCACACTCTAAATGACTGATACCGTCAATGAGCAGATTGCAGCTAATCTGATCAAACATCAAATCTATCTGATTCAGTACAGCAATGGTCTGTACAACGATGCCGCTAAACTGCTAGCGAATACAGAGGAACAGATAGAACAAACAGCTTTGTTCTACGCCACCAAACTCCAGGATTCTAAAGTAGGAAGCGCACAATACAACCGGATAGCTAACAACTATCGAGAGGCTGTCAGAAAGATCAGAGAGCCTGTATGGAACACACTGGCGAAAACACTAGCCAGTGAAATGCAGGAACTAGGGCAGATAGAAATGGATTTCATTGCTAGCACTATAGAAAACGCGATACCACTGGCCAAACCTCTAACTCTCGATAGACCAGAACGCTCAACAGTCACCAGTGCTATCGAAAACCAGCCAGTAGCAGAAGGAAAAATCCTGTCTGAGCTGATGGATTCATTGGCAACACAGGATGTAGAGCGTATTTCATCCAGAACAGTTGACCGTATGACGCTAGGTGAGTCTGCATCAGCAGCCGTACAACAAACCATTGGTACAAAGGCTCAACAGTATCGAGATGGTGTGATGAGGCGTGCTCAGACCAGCATGGAAGCCATCAGTCAGACAGTCAGTACCGCTACCAGTACAACGGCTCAAAAGGAGCTATTCAGTAAGAACAACTACCTAATCAAAGATGAGATATTCAGAGCCACATTGGATTCTGGGACCACACCCGTTTGTATCGAAAACAGTAACCAGATATTTCCAGTAGGTGAGGGACCATACCCACCATTGCACTATAGATGTAGATCGAAACGACTACCAAACGTTTTGCCTGATGCTCTAGAGACACAATCGTTTGATCCATCTACTGAACGTACACTAGTCAAAGAATACGCCACACAATCAGCACTCGATACAACCAAAATCAAAACACGCGCTGATTTGCCATACGGTACTAAACAAGATTTTGATAGTTTCGCACGCCAACGCAGGCGACAGTTGATTGGCACAGAACCGGTTAATACCTCATACGGTGATTTTCTCAGGAAACAATCAGCAGACTTTCAACGTGAAGTCTTAGGTAACGCACGATATAAACTGTTTCGAGATTCAAAGCTACCGCTGACCAAATTCATCAACAATGGCCGCTATCTGACACTAGATGAATTGAAAAATAAAGGCATTGAGTAAGTCAAACGCATAAATACTCCTGATTACTCACACACACATCAGGACTCACACACATGCTCAATGAAACCTATTCAGAAGAAACAGAAATTCCAGAAGGCTTTAGCCACCTATACACCGAAACAAACGGACAGTTTCAACTCAGGCCACCAACCGATATCAAAACGATTGACGATACCACTGCACTGTCAGAAGCACTCAAAAAAGAACGCGCTGATACCAAAACATACAAAGCACAACTAAAAGCGTTTGAAGGCATCGATCCCGAAACCTATCAAGCATCAATCGATGAGCTGGAAATCCTACGATCACAGGCTGATCCAAATCTAGAAGTTGATGAGCTAGTTGCAAAGAAGTTAGAAGCACAGCTAAACGCTAAAACAGCACCATTACAGCGTGAGCGAGACAAGCTACAGGCACAACTAGAGGAAACGCTAGAGCGTGTTAATGGTTACGAAACCGCTCAAACAAAGACAGAAATTCAAAACACTATCCGTAATGCGCTGACTGAATCTCAGGTGCGTGATACCGCTGTCAATGAGTTGCTCAGTACAGGAAATTTCATCTTTGAGAAAAACGATGAAGGGCAGATAGTCACTCGCGATGGTCTGGATGGTGTTGATGTTGGTTTAACGCCTGATCAATGGTTAGAGGGTAAACGTGAAACATCACCGTACTACTGGCCAGACAGTCAGGGTGCAGATGCCAAAGGTTCTAGCGGTACAACCAGTACCAATAATCCTTTCAGTAAAGAGGCTTATAACTTCACTGAACAGACTCGAATGATGAATGAAAACCCGGTGCGAGCTAAACAATTGGCAGCTCAAGCTGGTGTTGATCTGTAAAAAAACTATCTTTTTAATTAAAAAGCATAAATAAAACCATACGAGAATTCATCACTGCAATGTTGTAGTGATGAGCAATCAGTAAACAATTTAATAGAAGTACCAATGTTGAGGAATGGTCCGACCACATTGGATGTAGTAAATGGACCGTGTGTGCCTTTCCCAAAAGGAAGTTAAGCGGTCATTAAACGCCTAACAACCTAAAGAGGAATTAAACATGGCAGATACAAGAATTGAAGATGTAATTAATCCAGAGCTTTTTACTCAGCGAGTACAGCAGCTCTCCACCACAAAAGCAAATTTTCTAAACTCACCAGCGGTTCAGCGTGATCCTATTCTGGATGCGTTTTTGAACGGTCCCGGTAACACCATCAGCGTCCATTCTTACAAGGATATCGCGGATGACGTAGAGGACAACGTTTCAAGTGATGATCCAGCAGTAAAAAGCACACCAAATAAAATTGGTGCTAGCTCAGAGGTTGTAACTCGCCTCAGCCGTAACGTTTCATTCTCAACAATGGACCTAGCACGCGATCTAGCGTTGTCTGATCCTGCTGATGCTATCGCTAATCGGGTTACTGATTTTTGGACACGTCAGGTACAGAAGGCATCACTATCAACTGTTGCAGGCGTTCTCGCTGAAAATGATGCTAATGGTGGCGGTGATCTCACACTAAACGTTGCAACTGCTGAGGAAGCAATTTCCTCAAGCAACGTAGTTGATGCTCTGGCATCACTCGGTGATTCTCAGGATCAGTTGCAAACCATCGTAATGCACAGCGTTACAAAGGCGACTTTATGGAAACAACGTCTATTGGGCACGTTTGTTGATCCTGCTACTAGCCTTCAATATGACTCATTCTTAGGAATGCCAATTGTTGTAGATGACTCAATGGCCAATGACGGAAGCGTATATACCACTCTAATTGTTGGCGGTGGTGCGTTCACATATGGCCTAGGTAGCCCCACTGTACCAACAGAAGTTGAGCGTGATGGTTCAGCCGGTAACGGTGGTGGCCAGAGCATTCTGCACAGCCGAACAGAGATTGCAACTCATGTTGCAGGAATGGCATTCACTGGTACTCCAAACCCAACCAATGCAGTTCTAGCGGATGCAGCATCGTGGGCGCGAGTGTTTGAATCTCGCAAGCAGATTCCTTTCGTTCGATTGG